AAACCTAAAGATAATAAAAAACCATTAGCAGGTATTAAAATAAAAAAGAAAAAGAAAAATCAAATTCTTTCAAAAAAGGTTAAATAATGGCAAAGATAACTACATTATCAGGACTTAAAAATTATATAATGCATATGCTCGGATTTCCTGTTATGCAAGTGGAATTAGATACAACTGATGATGGACAAATGGACATGGTAATTGAAACAACTGTTCAAGATTATCAAGAATTAAATTCATCAGAAGGTAACTATTTACATTATACAAGTATTCTTGTTTCTGCTGGTGTTTCTGAATATAATTTGTCAGGTCATAATATAGAAGCAATATATGATATGGATTTAGCTATGGATTTATATGGTATTAATGTGTTGTTTAGTCCAGAACATGTTTTGCTTTATGATCAATGGGTAAATAAAGGTAATTATCCGGGAGGTCCGGGATCTCGTTCAACAAGTAATACTGGATTAGTGATATCAGAATATCAAGTTGCTATGCAATATATAGAACAAATTAAAGTTATGTTTGGTAAACAACATACAGCAAAATGGCATAAAGAAAGAGAAGTTCTTGAAATTCTTCCACCACCAAAACAATGTGGTGTTGGAATGGTAGCTTTATATCTAAGAACAGAAGCAATTTATCTTTACAATAATAGATTAGTTAAAAAATTAGCAATTGCACGTTGTAAAGAATTGTTGGGTAGAGTTATAAGAAAGTATGCTGTAACGATGCCAGATGGAATTACAATTGATGGTGCATCATTAGTTTCTGAAGGTAGAGAAGATGAAAATAAGTGGTATGAAGAGATGCGGAGTGAGAGCGCGAGAGGGGATTTTTTTATTGGTTAGGAAGGAGATCATTTGGACTTTATTTGGAAGATATATAGAACAAACATTAAAATAAAAAGGACATTTATTATATGTTATTAAATGAATTTAAAAATTTACTATTAAGAGAATATGATGATTATAATTATTATAATTTTGGTTTTGATGTTTCTTTTGATAATATCAATATCCCTGATGATAGAGATTCAAGAATAAAATTAGAGGAATATTTATCAGGAAACATAGATGGTGATATAGGCAATTTAGAGGACGTTCAGAGCATCATGTATGATGACATGCTAAATGTCACTGGACAGATTAAGTTGCCTTCAAGCATATCCTATGGCTCTTATGAGAAGAGTCCTGGTGAATTAGCATTAGATATTTATAATAATGTATTAATTAACATATTTAACACATCAATATCTGATGTTGGTGTTGTATTTAGTGATGAAACAGAAAAATTTAAATAAAATTTTAACAAAAGGGAGATTTACATGGATTTCAAAGAATTTTTAAAAGAAAGAGAAGAAGAGATGATGGGTCAAGAAAATGATGAATTAAAAGCGAAAGTTGTCGCTATATTTACAGAAGGAGAACCTGTAACAGTAGAAACGATTACAGCAAAATCAGCAGAACTTGAAATGGAAAAAGAAGAACTTGAAAATGAAGTTTATAAAGTCTTGTATGATATGCTCAATGTTGAAGATGAAGAAATGAATACACCATCTGAAGAAGAGGGCGGAGAAGAATTGGAAGATGATGCTGGTGAAATGGATTTTTAAATATTAGGAGGTTCCAATGGGAATTTTAGGTGAACAATCCATTTTAACAAAATTAGATGGATATATAAATGAAAATTATATATTTGAAGAATATTCATTTCAACCAGTCGGTGAATATGATGTTGAATCAAATATATCATTTAAAGTGTATAATAATGATGATCATATAGCATCTGTAAAGATCACTAAAATTGATGGTGAATCTGTTGATGCAATTAATGATGATTATGATTATCGGGATGTCTATGCTGATATTACATTAGAACTTGAAGGTAAAGAAGATGAGTATGATGTAGAAGCAGTGAAGAAATGGATATTAGAAAAATTATCATCTATGGGATATGATAAAAACCCTGCTAAAATTGATGATGAAGAATATGATGTTACAAAATATAAAAAAGAAATTTCAAATGAACCCGAAGAAGATGAACTTGATAATGTAAAGGGTGATGTTGAAACATATGATGATACAAAATTTTCTCTTGATGATATAGAAGAATCTATAGAGGATGAAATTGAAAGATATAATATCAAAATACCAGAATGGAATTCTTTAGGTGGAACTAAAGAATCTAATCAATTTTCTAAAGAATATAATGACATACCATATGAAGGTATTTCTATTATTGTTGATTTATCATATAAATCTGATGAAAATGGAAAGTATGATGATACTGTATTTTTTTCTCATCCAGAATCCAGTGGACATTATCCTTCGTATGATATAAATAGACGAAATTATAAATCACTTGGGGAACTTTTAAATGATGTGTATAATAAATTTAAATCACATGCAATTAAATTTGGTAAAGAGATAGACTAATAAAGGGCAATTGTCAATGTTAACATATTATTATCCAAGAACAATACGTCAAATTAGTGTTGCTATTTTAAATATGTTTAATGACATGAAAGTTGTTAAATATGATAAAGATGGTAATGCTATTTTTGAGCGTAAAGTACCAATTACATGGGGACCAGTTGAAAAATATCATCTTGATAGAAAAGAAGATCATTATGTAGATGCTGATGGTATTCAACATAATGTAAAATACTATTTACAAATACCAAGGATGGCTATAGTATTAAATGGTATTGTTTATAACTCTGAAAGAGCTACAGGTGTTAATCAGTGGAGAAGTTGGTTTAAAGAATCATTAGAATTAAATGATGCTGATACTGAAGTTGATACTATTATTACAGATTATCAACCAACACCTTGGGATTATAATTTCACATTATACATCAAAACTGATTCAACAGATTATTTAGCTCAAATTCTTGAAAATGTTCTACCTTATTTTAATCCATCTTTACAATTACGTGTAAAGGAATTTTCATTTTTAAATATTGAAAGAGATTTGAAAGTGACTATGGATGGTGTTAATCCAGAATTTGTTGATGATATGGATGAAAATGATACTAAGTTTGTTAATGCAACAATTAATTTGACTGTTGAAGGTTGGGCATATAGAAAATTTTTATATTCAAAAGTCATTAAAATTATTAATACAAAATATTTACTTCAAGATACAAGTGTTTATCTTGAAGGGTTTAGTGTGTCTGGTATTGAAACATCAGGCGCAACAGCCACATCAGCAGGAACACCAATTGAAGTTAGTGCTGTTCCAACATCAGGTAGTTATTATGTTAGTGCTTCATATTATGAACCTAATAAAGAATTTGATTGGTTCCAAACATATCATGAAACGAGTGGTTTTGGAATAACATAAGGAGATACACAGTATGTCAGAGTTAAGTGCAGCTTTTGAAGGATTAGAAGAAGCTTTTGATACTGAATTTGAAGAGGATGGATTATTTACAAATGATACATCAATTGTAGTGAGAGATAAAAGTGAATTAGTCCCAGTAGTAACAGATGATGATAAAACAATTAGAGATACTGATTTTGTTTCTAATGAAATAAAATGTCTTATTGAATCAAGTAAAGGTGTTTTAAATAGATTAGATTCTGATATTAAAATTGGAAGTAAAGCAAGTATGTATGAGGTATATTCTCAGTTGACAAATTCAATAACTGCACAATTAAAAGAATTAAGACAGTTACATGAATCTGTTGCTAAAGTTAAAATGGATAAAGGTAAAAAGTCATTAGTTGATGGAGAAATTTCTGATAAAATTGAATTAACATCTGAACAATTATTGGATATGATTAATAAAGCAGCAGAAAGAAGTGAGATGAAAGAAATTAAAGCTGAATTTAAAGTTGATGATGAAATGTTACCAACAAAAGAAATTAATATTGATGATGGTGAATAGGAGAGTTTATGTATCAAGGTAATAAAAGTTTACGTGCAGAACACGAAAAGATTATTTATACCAAAGATTTGATAAATGAATATATAAAATGTAAAGAAGATATTATTTATTTTGCTGAAAAATATTTTTATATTGTTTCTAATGATAAAGGTAAACATAGAATTGAATTGTATGGTTTTCAAAAAAAAATATTAAAAGCATTTATATCAAATCCAAAAGGTAAAAAATCCGTCATACTTTTATTACCAAGACAAAGTGGAAAAACAACAACATCAACTGTATATTTGTTACATTATATGATTTTTAATAAAGATAAAAATGTTGCAATATTGGCAAATAAAGAAAAAACTGCAACTGAAATTATGAGAAGAATTCAGTTAGCATATGCTATGTTACCAATATGGTTACAACAACGTATTGTTGAAGGTGGGCGGAATAAAACATCAATTAGACTTGCAAATGGCATGAGAGCAATATCTTCAACAACATCTTCAGATTCAATATCAGGAGAAGCAATATCATTACTTTATATGGATGAGTTTGCAAAAGTAAAAAATCATGTAGCACAAGAATTTATTACAGCAACAATGCCTGTTGTATCATCAAGTAAAAATTCTAAAGTTATAATGGTTTCTTGTGTTACAGATGATACATTTGTTAATACACCAAATGGTATAAAAGAAGTATCTGATTTTATTAATTATGATATGATTGAACACCCAAACATTGGTTATGAAATTGATGAATATTCTGTTATAGGTAAAGATGGAGTTAATAATGGTAAAATAATGGTTAATAGTGGGTATGTTGATACTAAAATTATAACATCTCAATCATCTAAAGTTGAATGCTCATTAAGACATCCTTGGTGGGTATGTAAAAATGGAAAATTTGATTGGGTTAGAACTGAAGATTTAGATGGTTCTGAATATATTGCTATTAAATATGGAATGAATAAATGGGGAAATAATGATGTTATTCCAAAAATAAATATTGATGATTATCAACACAATGTTAATGATTATAGAATTGATAAAATAACAAAAGATTTTGCTTATTTTATCGGCCTGTATATATCTGAGGGTAGCATTCAAAGAAGTAAAAAAAATATTAACAATATATTTTATTCTGGTGTAAATATAACATGTGGTGATGATGTTAGTGGTGTTTTAAATTCTTTAGGTTTTAAATATTATTGTCCTGATGGTTTACATTATAGTATTAGTTCAAAGATATTATGTGATATTTTAATATCTTTAGGGTTTGATTTAAATAGAAAAGCACCACGAAAAATAATACCTAAAAGATTATTTGAAATGTCAAGAGATAATGTTGTATCTATGTTACAAGGCATTATGGATGGTGATGGGAGTAGTCAAATTAATAAGGGGACTGTGTGTATTAGATTATCATCAAAACGTCTTATAGAGCAGATTAGAGCTATTCTAAACAATTTTGGTATATTGTCAACTTATGTGAATGGTATAACACCACCAAATGAATTAGTTAAAGTTGAATCTGAATATTTTGGTATTGAATTAAATAAAACAATGTCAAGAAAATATTATGATATGATTGGTTTTAGATTTAAGAGAAAACAATTAAAAGAAAAATATTTACCAGAAAGTATTAAGAGAGATAGCTTTGATGTTATTCCATATTCAAAAGATATCATAACATCATTGAAATATACTCATAATGATGATGATTATAAAAAAATTGTAAATTCTGGAATGTTAAAAGGAAATTATAAAAAGAATTTTCATTTCTCAAGAATGTTAATGTTAAGACATAAACAGATGTTATTGAGTTTAAATAATCCTATTATAAATAATCTTTATGAAAATATTTCAGAAGATATAAAATGGGAACCAATAAGTAAAATCATAAAGTCTAAAAATAAAGTTTATGACTTTTCATTGAACCATATTGATGGTGATAAATGGTGTCATAGTGTGTCATATAACAATATGTTAGGACATCAAACCCCACTTGGATTAAATCATTTCTATGATTATTGGTCAAATGCAGTTAAGGGAGAAAATGATTTTTTTCCTATTAAAGTTGGTTGGTGGGAACATCCAGATAGAGATGAAGAATGGAAAGAAAGAACTATAAGTTTATTGAATGGAAATATAATAAAATTTAACCAAGAATTTGGGTGTAAATTTTTAGGATCATCAAATACATTGATAGATGGTGATGTTCTTGAAAGATTTGAATATATACCACCAGTATTAACTAAATGGAATGGTTTATTCACAATTTTTGAAAAACCAAAAAAGGACACTCTTTATATATTAGGAATTGACACAGGAAAAGGAACTGGCAGAGACAATTCTGTTGTTCAAGTATTAAAAATTGAAAATGAAAAAAGTGTAGAGCAAGTTGCAATATATAAATACAATAGGATAGACACACACGAATTTGCTAAAGTGTGTATTGGTATAAGTCAATATTATAATAATGCTTATATGATGATTGAAAATAACGGTGAGGGTGGAGAAACTGCTCAAACTATTTGGTTTGAATATGAGAATGAACTTATATTAAATTGTGATAAAAAAGGTATTGGCATAAGGTCAACTAAAAAAAGTAAGTTGAAAGCTAATTTGAATTTAAAAAGATATCTTGAACATGGTTGGTTAAAATTAAATGATAGAGATACGGTTGTTGAGTTATCTAAATACATAGAGGTAACACCAAACGTATTTAAAGCAGAAACAAGAACAACACATGATGATTGTGTGACATCATTGATTTGGGGGATGTATTTTTTAACAACTCATTTTTTTGATGGTAAGGATACAAGTGTAAAAAGAATAGATGATGAGTATAATTTAGGTGATGATGACGACTCACCATTAATACTTTTTTCATAAATATTTTAAAATAAAAAGGAGTGGTTATAATGCAAATAAAGGTATTAAATTATAATTGTAAAATATGTATGGATGTTATAAATGGGTAAAGATGAAGACAATAAGCTTTTAATTATTTTTTATGGAGAAAATTTGAAATGGAATTTAGTAGTATGAATATACCATGTGATGAATATCACCTTGAAGATTATAAATTATTTTTTGGTGACAGAATATTAGAAATTGCGTTATGGGATAAAGGACAAAACAAAATAAATTATGCTATCACCGTTGATAATTATAATGCTGTACAAGATGCATTTTCATATATAAATTATGTGTTATCATTAGATACACCTTTAAAAGTTGGTAGTGTTGTGTGTCGTAAAGAATATGATAAATTTATTATAAAGGGTGTTGGTGGAGATAGATTTAGTCAAGTTGAAAAATTTAAAATTGAATATTATGATATGTTAAATGGTTTGTGTTTGTTTTTGGAATGTAAAGATATGGGTGGAATAATAGGATATATTAATGTTGGTGAATTCATTGAAAAATTTAAATCTAAAGAGTGGTATATAAAATAAAATAAAATAAAATAAAATAAAATAAAATAAAATAAAATAAAATAAAATAAA